AAACGGGAGTAAAAAAAAGAAAAAAACGGTCCTTCCTGAAAATTTTACCCTCACCGAGCAACTAAAAAAATATGCTCTTGACCATGACATTGACTCCGAAAAACTCGACAAGCTTTTCGAGTCTTTTAAAAATTATCACCTTGCGCGGCGCTCCCTGATGGTCGACTGGAACCGGGCCTGGTACACATGGGTTCAGAACGCGCCCGAATTCAGCAAGTGGGCTCTGAACACGGATAAAAAATACAAACCGCATTTCTTTACAGCTGATGAATAAAATACCACCACATAAAATTGAACTGGAAGAATCCATACTTGCAAGCTGTCTTTTATTCTCCAGGGAGTCGACCGAACTCATTGAAAATCTTTCCCCGGCAGACTTCTATAAAACTATTCATCAACAAATATTTAAAACAATTCAGAAGCTTTACGGCCAGAATAACCCTATTGATCTTGTATCGGTTCATACCGACCTGCCCGAAGTATCGGCCAGCATCCTGTCAGAAATCTCCAATGCGCCGGTAGTATCAAACAATGAATATTCCGTAAAAATGTTAGCGGGTTATGCGAAGCTTAGAAAGCTAATTGAGTTGGGCAACGCCTTAATGAAGCGAGGGTTTAACGGCAAGCCCGACGAAGTTGCCCGGCATGTCGATTATGCTCAAGCCGAAGCCCTAAAGATTGGGGAGAGTCTTAGCCAGAAGGGCTTTCAGTCGATATCAAAGATCATGGAAGAAACGATAGATCGCTGCGAGGCGATTTCAAATACGGGTGGGATTACGGGTATTCCTTCGGGGTTCAGGGATCTGGATGCGCTAACATGTGGTTTTCAACCCGGAGAGCTTGTTATTGTGGCTGGCCGTCCGTCCATGGGCAAGACCGCTTTTGCCACTCAATGTATCGTCAATGCCTCGAAGCAGGGATACCGGAGCGCATTTTTCAGCCTTGAAATGCCAGACTGGCAGATCGGCAACCGGATACTGTCAAATCAAAGTCAAACCGATTCTCTTAAATTCCGGTCCGGGAAGTTCAGCAAGGAGGATTGGCTTCGGATACATGAGGCCGCGGGGGAGATATTCAACTGGCAGCTGTCTGTGGATGATAGCCCGAATCTTCATTATCAGGATGTCATTCAGCGGGGCAGGGCGATCAAGAAGCAGGAAGGGTCTGATATTTTCTTTTTGGATTATCTTTCATTTATCAAGGGGGATAAGGAATCCGGCACGGTTAAGGAAATTGAGTCCATTACACGCGCCTTGAAATCTCTGGCCAAGGAGCTGAGTATTCCGGTTGTTTTATTATGTCAGTTAAACCGCAAATGTGAGGAAAGACCCAATAAGCGGCCTATCCTGTCAGACTTGAGGGATAGCGGAGCGATAGAGCAGGATTCTGATGTTGTTTTATTTCTTTATCGCCATTCCCGGTATGTCAAACGCTATGATGATCAGGGCTTTGAAACTGAAGAATACCGGAAGTGTAAAAATATAGCTGAGATCACGATTGCCAAACAGAGAAATGGCCCGACCGAAACAATAGGGCTTTACTGGAATGAAACGACAACCAGTTTCGGCGATTTAATGAGGGGTAGAGAGTGAAAGTTAAGTGTGCAAAATGTGGCCGACCAATAGAAACACCTAAGAAATCTAAGAAATGGCGGAAGTTTTGCCCAGTATGTTGGAAGGCGTTTCACAGCTGGCTTCACGATTACGATTATCACAGACACAGGGGGGCAGCATGAAATATTTTCAGTATCAAATTGGTTTTTGGGTGATTATGACCTTCGCCACCATCGGGGCGGTAGTGGTCATGAACCGTGTTGATGGATGGATTGAAACTAAAATCAGGAAGATTTTTAAAAAATAAAATATCGGAGGGATAAAAAATGTTAAATGATGGTGATTTTACTAATGAATATTGCAAATACGTTTTTAGTGAAGTTGAAAAGAAAAAAATCGCTCAGGAAATGGCTCAAAATGTTTCCGATTTAGCAACGGCAGAAGACGAGAAGAAAGCGATAATAAGTGATTTCAAAAGCAAAATTGATGGTTTGCAGGCCAAGGTGAACGGAGCAGCTACCAAGCTTAACAACGGTTATGAAATGCGTTCAATAGAATGTAAAATTAATGCTGATTACGAGGAAAAATTGTGGCGCTATATTCGGCAAGATACATTTGAAGAAGTAAGAACGCGCAAAATGAGTCAAGATGATCTGCAAAAAAAGATAACTGATCCAAAGGGTTGATGTAATATTAATAACCAATGCCAAATCTATGCAGATCACCCAAAGAAAATCTCATGTTTGAATGCGGGGCGGATGAAGATTGCGAACAGCAGAAAACGTGTGATTATTACGAGCGCATTTCCCACGGTTCGCGGTGTCTTTATGTCATGAAGATGGACGACTTTCATCATTGTGGGAATTGTAAAGCGCAAATAGAGGCGTTGAAACTTTGAAGCAGGACTTAATAGAGAAAGCTCTAACGTTAATCAAGTTGTTTGAAACCGAAAAGCATCTTACCCGGAGAGCCATTGGGGATGCTTTAGAGATATCTCCCCAGGCTGCCGGCCGATGGATAACGGCGATAAGTTTTGTATTGCCCATAACAGAGGGGATCAGACAAAGTAAACGAGGGCGGCCTGAAAATATTTATTATTTAATGTCTAAAAATGAGCAAGTTATCACCGACACAGAGAACACTTAGAGAACTCCGCAAGCAGGGAAGGATAGTTGATGTTTGTGAGAGGTGGATAGTCAACCCAAAACATCCCGGCGGTGGATTTCGTAAGGATTTGTTTGGGTTTATTGATCTTATAGTTTTGGATCCGGAAGGAATAATTGCTATCCAGTCTTGCGGGCAGTCTTTTAAAGCGCATCTGGATAAGATTATGCAATCAGAATGCACAGAATACGTTATTGAGTGGCTTCAATGCGGTGGTGGTTTGGAGTTGTGGGGATGGCGCAAGGTCAAGCTAAAAAGAGGCGGCAAGGCCATGAGATGGCAGCCGCGTATTCAACAAATAACTTTGGAGGACTTTAAATGAGCGCATTTGATAAACAGGTGGGCGGAGAGCATTACAAACACTTTGCAATACAACCAACAGAATTTGTTGTGAAGAATAGCCTGAGCTATCTGCAGGGCTCAGTTATTTTGCGAATGTGCCGGTATAATCTCAAGGGAGATGCTTTGATGGATCTCGAGAAGGCAAAGCATGAGATTGATTTATTGATCGAGATTGAGGGGTTAAATGACAAGGCTTTGTAGTAAGTGCGGGTGGCCCATGATGGTTATTAAAGCCACTGTAGGCGTGATTGGGTGGCAGCCGCATACACATAAAAGATTCAATAAACCGGCAGACCCGATACTGCTCTATAAATGTCCGAAGTGTGGGGCTCTTGAGAATGGATATTCCATGCATATCGAGGTGATTGATGGGAGATAAAACTAAAATCGAATGGGCAACGGCCACCTGGAATCCGATTGATGGTTGTACCCCGATCAGCGAGGGTTGCAAGCATTGTTATGCTGCCAATATAGCGCGCCGATTTTGGGGTGAGCGAAAGTTTTATAATGTTCGGTTTCATCGAGAGAGACTTGAACATCCATTGATATGGAAAAAGCCGAAAATGATTTTTGTATGTTCGATGGGGGATTTGTTTCATCCAAAAGTAAAAGTAGCTGATTTGAATGCTATTTTTTCAGTGATTGAAGAATCGTGGGCGGCGGGAAAAGGCCATGTTTTTATGATTTTAACCAAACGACCGGCAAGGATGAAAAAGTATATCGAAGAACACCAATATTGTGAAACTTCTATTATTTATCAGGAAACTTCAAATGTGTGGCTTGGAGTTACGGCTGAAAACCAAAAATGGGGCAGCGAACGCATACCTATTCTTTTGGAGATTCCGGCAGCGAAAAGATTTCTGAGCATTGAACCCATGCTTAAGCCCATTGTCATGCAGCATCCCTGGATTTATCAGCCTGTGAGTGCAATAGATTATTGGCAGCGTATTGGTTATGACGATCCAAATCCGTCAAGGGGCATCCCTCTTGATTGGGTGATCTGTGGCGGCGAAACTGGAGCCGGTGCCAGAGAGATGAATCCAGAATGGGCCAGGAGCTTAAGGGATCAATGCCGAAGCGCGGGGGTACCTTTTTTTTCAAGCAGATGTCAAAAAAAGCTCCCACCCCCAAAGACCTGATGATCCGGGAGTATCCGAAATGAAATGTCCTGATTGTGATAGAGACGGGTTTAATGTTTATAAATCCTTTTCCGAATCCGATAAGGACGGCAAGACGAAAGTAATTCAATACCGCAAGTGTGATTATTGCGGCTATCGTGAGAAAACAAGCTATGACAAGTGGGTGTGCGAATTAAATCCGGAAGATTATTTATCCAACTAATTTACCATTTTGGTAATCACATCATTGATAAAACATTTAATAAATTTAATTATGGGGGTATCAGATGGCGGTTCTCCCGTTTTACGTGCCATATCTGTCCTCCAGGAAGGGGCTCCGGTAATGGGGCCGGAGCCCTAAACTGAAATGAAGATTTTCAGCGACAAGGAATCCATCATTGGCCCTATTGTGCTTACGGGGTTGGCTTATATGGCGTATTACACCATTATGTTGAGCCGTTTTATTTGTACGGGTAAGTACCGCAAGTTATTTGTCAAGGACAGCAATTTGAGATTTCGATTATGAAGATTTCAGAACGCTTTAAACCTGTTTTATTGATTTGGGTTTTAATTGCCTCTTTAATATCAGTTGGGACGACATTTTTCTTTACAACCGGCTTATTTGCGGAAATTAACAGGGTGGATTTCACCAAGATTACGTTTATTATTTACGCAACTTTCCTCGTATTAACAATCCGCACCGGACAACTCACCTATCAAGCTACTTGTAACCATGCCGACGTTAAAAGTATTTCCGATAAGCATGAATGGAATTGGTTTTTTTCAGATTGTATGATTTCGGCTGGCATGGTGGGAACGGTGGTGGGATTTATCGTAATGATGTCCAGTAGTTTTGATAATGTCACCAGCGCCAACGTGCAACATATTATCGTTTTTGCCCTGGGCAAGATGGGACTGGCTCTATATACCACGGCGGCGGGCCTGGTGTGTAGTTTAATATTAAAAATTCAAGCGTTTAATCTCTCGCAATATCTAAAGAGATGAAGCGAGTATATTATAACAATACAAGCTTTTTAGATTTGCTTTTTAATTTTTTGCTGGCCACAATGATTCTGCTTGTTATTGCGGTGCTTCATATCGTGGTCGAACACAAAAAGGCCGATATCAAAACTCAGGCTGAATTTGTTTTAACGGTTACGTGGCCGAAAGAGATCGACCATGATGTTGACACCTGGGTGCGCGATCCGAACAGAAATATTTTATGGTTCCGGCAGAAAGAAATCGGCGTATGCCATTTAGATCGTGACGACCTGGGCCATCTGTCAAACGATTGGACTTTTGGGCCAGATGGAACGATATCCTACAACCCGAATCAGGAAATTATAACCATCAGGGGTATCGTGCCGGGGGAATGGGTCTTTAATTTACATCTTTACCGCAAGGGCACTAATTACGGATTACCTATTACGGTGAGTGTAAGCCTGATTAAACTAAACCCGACAGCAACCACATTATTTTATAAAGAAATACAGATGGAAGAATACTGGCAGGAGAAAACGGTTGCAAGGGTCCGCTTAGGCGAACATGGAGATGTTTTGTCGGTAGAAGATGGGCCGATGATAAAGTTAGTTGAGGAAAAACAAGCGCAACCTCGTTATTTACAATGACAATTGAGTTGACATTTTCGTTTTTGCTGTTGGCCATAATCGGTTGTCTGGTTTTAATTAAACCCAATATCAATGGATTGATTAAAGCCGGACTAATTGCAATCACAATTTTATTTAGCGTTGCTCTTTATCATTTGCCAACAAATTTTATGGGTTATCCCCATGAGGTCGAAACATTAGCAGATAATTCATGGATTCTGAAATACAAGATCTATGAGCCCGAGGGATATGATCCGGGGAGCATGGTATTTTGGGCTGTTGTAATAGACAATGAGGAAACAAGCGGTTTAAACATTGATCAGTTTTTCTCATATGTGAACAGCCAGAAACCGAGATCGTACGGTATTCCGTATGACAAGGATTTACATAAACAACTCGAACAGGCGCGAGGTGAAGGACCTAAAAACGGAATGTTGATGTTTAGTATGCTGAAAAAGGGGATGAAGGCCAACAGCAACAGAGAGCAGCGCATTGCCGACAATACGCCAAAAGGCAAATTTAAGGTCATTAACCCCGTAGAGTTGCTACCGCAAAAAACAGAATAAATGAGACAGTTAAAAATCTTGATAACTTTATTAATATTTTGGGCATTTGTCATGGGTTTTATGTGGGCTGTTAGTCCGAGCGAACCAACTTGCATTAATGGATGTTTTGTAGAGAATGAATTTACCCTGGATATGACTCCCATTGAAGACTGAAAAAAAAATGGCATCAAACATGGTGGGGCGCCCTTTCCATGCTAATGTTTTGTGATAGATTCATTAATCCACGACCAATCGAAACATTTCAGACATTTGACGAGTATTTTGGAAAAGAAGAAGAAAAAGACAAAACGGGGAAGACCGACAAAGTATAAACAAGAATTTAACGATCAGGCCTACCTTGTATGCCGTGAAGGTGGATTTACTGACGAATTGCTTGCAAAGTTATTCAAAACCACTGTTACAAGTATCACAACCTGGAAAAACAAATACCCTGATTTTCTTGCATCCATAAAAAGGGGCAAAGAGGAACACGATACGGGAAATGTTGAAAATGCACTGTTACAAAGTGCGGTTGGGTATGAGCATGACGATGTTCACATCAGCAATTATCAGGGGGAGATTACGATCACCCCTATTACAAAGCACTATCCTCCCAATGCAACCAGCTTGATTTTTTGGTTGAAGAACAGAAACCCGGACCGTTGGCGGGATAAGCGAGAGATCGAGGGCAAGTTGACTCTTGAGGATGCCATAAACGAACTTGACGAATGAAAGTACCGGACAGCATAAAGAATAAAATCATCGAATGGCGT